CATGGGAGTACATCGACTTGAAAAAAGTTTTGAACATCTGGAATTTAAAGCGGATGATAAATGGTCAGTGTTTGATAATCCATGTTTAGATACCATGGTATCAAACAATGACATAGTAAATTTTTCGTTTGGATATACATATGTAGGTAGACAGTATTATAATAAGTTTAAGTATTTTGATTCTAAATTAGAGTGTCCGGACCATTACAACTATGAAACGTTGGAGTTTGCATTTCAACTAAATTTGTCAAGGCCAGAAACTATTCCGTTTAGTAAAGAAGCAATGCACTGGGCAAACAATCAAAATATTAAATTAGTTGCTGAACAAATTCCAATTGCAAACATTGTCGATTTAGAATCTAAATTGTTTGATTATAGGAAGATGTTATACAGGAATTCTCGAGATAATAATCGAGCAAAGATAATTTTACACTAAGAGGCAATCATGGCAAAACCATTTGACGTATCAAAGTTCCGCAAGGAAATCACAAAAAGCATCGACGGATTGAGTATTGGATTCAACGATCCAACAGACTGGATTTCAACAGGAAACTATGCCCTGAACTATTTGATTTCAGGCGATTTCCACAAAGGTATTCCACTGGGCAAGGTAACAGTGTTTGCTGGTGACTCGGGTGCCGGCAAATCGTATATTTGCTCCGGTAACATTGTGAAACACGCACAAGAGCAAGGTATTTTTGTTGTGCTTGTTGACAGCGAAAACGCACTTGACGAACAATGGCTCAAGGCATTAGGAGTCGACACACACGAAAGTAAACTTCTTAAGTTAAGCATGGCTATGATTGACGATGTGGCCAAAACAATTTCAACATTTATGAGTGACTATAAGGCACTTCCTGATGGTGAGCGTCCAAAGGTTATGTTTGTTATTGACAGTTTGGGTATGTTGTTGACGCCCACAGACGTTAATCAGTTTGAAGCAGGTGAGATGAAGGGCGACTTGGGTCGTAAACCCAAAGCACTAACAGCATTGGTTCGTAACTGTGTCAACATGTTTGGTAGTTATAACGTAGGTATGGTATGTACCAATCACACATACGCAAGTCAAGACATGTTTGATCCAGATGACAAAATCTCAGGCGGTCAAGGCTTTATCTATGCTTCAAGCATTGTGGTTGCTATGAAGAAGTTAAAGTTAAAAGAAGACAAAGATGGCAACAAAGTAAGTGAAGTCAACGGTATCCGTGCCGCCTGTAAGATTATGAAAACACGCTATGCCAAACCATTCGAAGGTGTACAGGTCAAAATTCCTTACACTACAGGTATGAGTCCATACTCAGGATTGGTTGACTTGGCTGAGAAAAAAGGCTTGCTCAAGAAAGAAGGCAACAGCTTGGTATTTGTAACCAGCGACGGCGAAATTATCAAACAATTCCGCAAAAAGTGGGAAGCCAATGACGATGGTTGTTTGGACAAGATCATTGCTGATTTTAAAAATCAAAAAACTGAGGCAAGTACTCCAGATGAAACGGTAGAAGGAGAAGCGTAACATGGCGGTAAATTTAGCAAATGAAGTTTGGCAAGAACTCAAACGTTATGTCAATGGCTTAGATCGTGCAGAAGCTGCTGAGGCATTGGTCAGTGTGTTAATTGACAACGACATCAGTGCCGAAGAAATCAAATCTGCATTCAAAAGCGACAGTGAAGTCAAACAAGCACTCAAACAATATCTTGATGATCACGCCGAGGATGACGATGAAGACGATGATTATGACGACGATGAAGAGGACGACAACTACTAATGACTGTTAGAGATTCTAATTTTTATTGTAGTCAAAAATTTACATATTTAAGTGTAGATTTAGAAAAACGTCTAATGTATTCTTGTTGTGCAGCTACACCTGAAAAAATTGATCTTGGCTGGTTAAAAAATAATACAGGACAACTATTTAATACTCCAATGTTACAGACTGAAAGACAAATGATGCTTGATAATCTTCCAGTTTCTAGCTGTGAGACAAATTGCTGGAGACCCGAGCGTGATAACATGGTCAGTAGACGCAAATGGCTAAACACAGAAATAAAAACACATACCAATGTACAAACTATATCGCCAACAACCTTGAACATTGTATTAGGCTCAACTTGTAATTTAACTTGTAGTTATTGTTGCAAACAATACAGTTCGGCCTGGCGCCAAGACATATTAAATAATGGGTCATATTTAGAACAAGATCGATATACTTTGACAAATCAAGATCAAGTGTTATTAAAAATCAGTCAGGCTGAGCACAGAGAATCTGAAAACTTTCAATTAATTCTCAACGAAGTATCAAACTTTGATTCTTTAAAAACTGTGGCTATCACAGGAGGAGAACCACTGTTATACAACGGACTTGTTGATTTATTAAACAACTTTTCTAATGTTCCAGAGATTATTTTTTATACTGGGCTTGGTGTGCGGCCGCGTCGGCTAAATGAACAACTAGCAAAGATAAGCAACAAAAAAAATATCACAGTAGTAGTAAGTGGAGAAAATTGCGGAAAATTATACGAATTCAATAGATACAACAATACTTGGGCACAATTTTTAACTAACTTAGATATATTAAAAACTCAAGGATTTAAAACTAAATTTTCATCTGTTATTAGTAATTTAACTGTGTTTGGATTCTTAGAATTTGTTAATTATTTTTCTTCCTCGTCGTTGTCTTACGGGTCCAATGATTATATGTATAACTGGTGCAATGACCCTAATTTTCTGTCGGTTAATGTTCTTGATGACTGTAGCAAAGATCAATTAATCACACAATTTAAAAATGCAAATCATCCAATAAGTAATCAGTTGATATCTTTGTTGGAAACAACATGTACCGAACAACAACGTCAACATCTTTCAACATATTTGTCAGAGTTTGCTAAACGTAGGCAACTTTCTCTTGACATATTTCCAGCAAGTATGTTACAATGGTTAAAACTATGAGAGATTATAATGTGGTATAGTAAAGTTGTTTCTAGTCTTGGCAACATTCCAGATTTCATTCAGCATTACGAGCGAGAACTGGATGAAGCCAAGCGTGATTGCAGAATTGGCGGCTTGGTAGAGAAAAACATTTCTACCTTGCCCGGTATTACTGAACATCGATTTAATCAACTTCAAGAAATTGAAGCAGTACTAAACTTTCTCAATATACAACTACGTAAAATTCGCAGAAAACATTTTCAAAAATACTTGGAAGCCTATGCTAGAGCACTCACAAGCCGTGATGCAGAAAAGTATGTGGATGGAGAAGATGAAGTCATTGATTTTGAAACCATAATCAACGAAGTAGCATTGTTGCGCAACAAGTGGTTGGGTATACTCAAAGGACTGGATGCCAAACAATGGCAAATGGGACATATTGTACGTTTGCGTACAGCCGGAATGGAAGATATTACAATATGACATTTCGAAACGCAGAAGAAAGCCACACACACAGTTTAAACACATTAAACATGTTGTATGAGTATGACGATTTTATGGCCAGTATCGGCACCATGGTAGATCTAGGTTGTGGATCTGGTCTAGATCTAGAATGGTGGGCAACCCGCACCACAAGAGAAGACACTCCTCAGCCGTTGAATATTGATTGTATTGGAGTTGATTTACAAACTCAACTAGCGGTGGCAAAAAAATACGCAAATATTACATATCAATCAACTGATTTTGAAACAAAAATATATCCAAAAAAGAAAACATTATTTGATGTGCTATGGTGTCACGATGCATTTCAGTATACTCTCAATCCAATAGGAACTCTAAGTCAATGGTGGCACATTGCCAGTGATGGTGCTATGTTAGCAATAATTGTGCCACAAACTACTAATTATCAATCTAGACAGCAAAGATTCACGCAATCAACAGGGGTGTACTATCATCATACATTGGTTAGCCTAATTCATATGCTATCGGTTGCTGGGTGGGATTGTAGATCTGGATTTTTTAAAAAAGAGTCAAACAATCCGTGGCTGAGTGCAGTTGTGTACAAAAGTTCTCACAAGCCAATGGATCCGAAAACAACCAGTTGGTACGAATTGGCAGAAAAAAATTTGTTACCTGAATCAGCAGATGCATGTATCAATCGCTATGGAGAATTGCGACAACAAGAGTTAATACTGCCCTGGCTTGACAAAAGTTTGATGCATCTAGGGCTTCAGTAAACGCAACAACGGCAATCCAGATTCAATCTCCGGTATAGTCCATTCAGTGTGTGCCAGTTGTTCAATCCATTGTGTTCTATCAGGACGCAGTGGATTTTCTATTTGTGCCAAATCTAAGTTAGCCACCGGGGCGGCCAAACTAGTGCCACCAACAAAAGCCGGAACACCATTTAATATAGCCTGAGTTCCCGGTCCTGAGTTATGATTAACTACTGCCCATGTTGTTTTTAAGCATTGATCGTAATCAAAACTATCGTATGTGCCTGGAATAGGTTGCGGGCTCTCAATAACGCAACCTGGAATGTTAGCAATACGTTGTCTAGGATGCGGACGTATCACCATGGGCTTGTCACTGTGCTGTCTAATCTTGCGTGCAGTTTCTGTTAACCAAGCAACGGTGGGCGGCTGTCCTGCCCATTGTTCACTGTCACTGCGCTGACAGGCAATGACAATATTATAACCAGATTCAGTCCAGGGTTTTAACGTTAATCCTAGGCTACCGGCACGATTGGGTATTGATTCTGTACCATAGTCAGCAGTTAACCCTGTACCGTTGATGCCTAGTTTCCAGGTAAAGCCACGTCTTAGCATACCTACTTCAGCAACAATAACAGGTCGACCAGTTGATTGGTATAACTCCCATACTTGTTGATTGGGTTTCATACGACCGGCCCATAGCAAGGACCAAATTACCGCTACATCTGCTGAACTATCCATGCTGGTATGTTCAATACCAATGCGGTCAAGCCCAGCACGAATAGCGGCAAATACTGGCGCACTGTTTAAAGCTCCGTACTGATCAAAAATACTTACACGCATAATTTTTAGTTAAATATTTAACATGATTATCCCACCACTACT